TATGGGCAACAAAAAAAAAATAAAAAAAATGAAAATAATTGTTGACGTGGCGAAAACGTGGGGTTATAGTCTGATTATCAACACGGGGATGACCCCAAACGTAGGAGACTCTAAAATGACTAAAAAATTTCAAATCACTGGCACTGTCGGCGGAGGATACAAAGAGCCCGCTTACTTCAACCCTCGAACAGAGGAGTGGGAATGGAGATCTATGGACATAGCACGCTATGACATCGAAGGGCTAAAAGAAGCAAACTTGCTTTTGGAAAATGCAAGTCAAGATACAGATGTTTCAGACGTTAAAATTGTGGAAATTGACGATGCAGAGGACGAGGAGGCTTAGATGATTCGCACAGCTTTAATCTGCAACGCTCTTTGGCTATTGGCTTTGATGTACGCCATTGGCTGGGGCTATGTTTCGATCAATTTTTAATTGGGGGATGTTTTAGCCATGTTTGAGAAACTCTCCCTTCTTACCCTCGGCGCGGGAATCATGCTTCTTGGCATATCCCTCACCGGAAATTATTTTCAATATCGTCAGGCGCAAGGCTGTTTTGTGATGCCTTCTGCCGTTCCACCAATTTCTATCAACAAAGGAGAATAAAATGAGAAATAAAATGAGATTTGAAACGAGACAACGGATGCTTGAATTGCTGTCTGAATTTGAACAAATAGCGAAAAGCGGAAAGGAGTTAACCAGCCTAGATGGTCTTGGGGGCTGTGTTTTCAAGAGCTTTATTTTTAACAATGAAGACAGCCCCATCACCAGCTTGGAAGGTTTTGCAGGGGTTAATTTACACAAACCAGAGAGGACACAAAATCATGAGCTTTGATTTATCAGCGCATCTCGCGCAACGCAATGAGGATTGGTCCGATTGGCAACTCTGGATTCTGCCACTGTTCACGTCCAACGATAATTTTAAGAGGTGAAAATGGGTAAGCGTAGTAATTTTGAGAGGAGAGAGCGTGATTTTTGGCCAACTCCATTTGAGGCTGTGGTTCCACTGATTCCACATCTAGGGATAGTGAGAAACTTCACTGAGCCATGTGCGGGGGATGGTGCTCTAATAAGGCATTTGAGTCACTTTAATCTTTACGCCTATTTCGCCTCAGACATAGAGCCGATGGTGGAAGGAGTACACAAAGCAGATGCAATGTCACTCACACTACCCCTTGATAGGGCCGATAGCGTTATAACTAATCCGCCTTGGGACCGGAAAATATTGCACCCCATGATTAGTCACTTTATTAAACATAATAATAACGTCTGGCTTCTGTTTGACGCGGACTGGATGCATACGAAGCAAGCTAACCCGTACCTTAAAAATTGCGAGAAAATAGTAAGTGTTGGAAGGGTTAAATGGATTCCGGACAGCAAAACGTCAGGAAAAGATAACTGCTGCTGGTATAAATTTGTAAAGAGCCAAACAAGAACGGAGTTTGTCGGGAAATGAAAAATCAATTGATCTCTCTGTCTCATTGGGGAATGCACGAAGTCCTAGTTACGCAAGCAACCAAAGCATTTATCGAGCGGCAGGTCATAGCAACCAATCTGACCAATATGCCGACCGATGAGGAGTGCTACTGGACGGTCAGGATCGAGATGGACGATCCGCTCTACGCTGACTTTGACACTTGGGGCGAGGCGGTTGAATACGTTCAGGAGCGTTTGGGTGAGATGCTTGCCGAAGATAAACACGCCAAGGCATCTTTGGACTGCGAGTTTCTCCGATTTTATTATAACAACGATCTGGAACGGGTTGTTGTCGAAACTTTTGCTTATGAGGTGACTTTGGAGGATTAACTAAATCTCCCCCTTTGTGAGGGCTGGTGTTTGAGAGTCCGCCAGCCCTCTCATGGGGAGAGACTTTGCCTCCTTACTGCGTAAACGCTCGGCTCCGAAGCGACAATTCGGGCAAACTTTAACCAAAGAAGGAGAACTAAAAATGTCAGAAAAGCCAATTTTATTTTCTGCCCAGATGGTCCGCGCTATCCTTGAGGGCCGCAAAACACAGACGCGGCGGGTGGTGAAACAAAAACAAAACCCACACGATTTCTTGGGCGGGATCAATGATAGTCGCAACGATCCATATAACTACGGATTTGAAAATCCAGAAGTTCTGGGAGATTTCATCACGCTTCCAGAACAGCGTTGCCCACATGGGAGAAAAGGAGACCATCTGTGGATTCGTGAAAATTTTTGGCAAGATAAAAAAACCGGAGAAATCTTTGGTTACTGCGCGGACGATGAATGGAAATATTCAAACAATAAAACTGTCAAAAAAACACCCTCTATCCATATGCCCCGCTGGGCCAGCCGGATCACGCTTGAGATTACGGGTATACGAGTAGAACGGTTGCAGGACATTAGCGAAGAAGACGCTTTGGCCGAGGGCTTCGCCAGCGATGGCGATGAGAGCGCAAAAATCTGGTACTCGATGCTTTGGGACAAAATCAACGGCATCGGCTCATGGGACAAAAACCCCTTTGTTTGGGTGATCGAATTTAAGGTTTTAGAAATCAGAGAGAATTAAAAGTGAAAAAAGAAAAAAACATCTACGGGCAGTTGCCCAACAGGCTTACGCCAAGCGAGGTGCGATCCCTCATGATCGTACTGTTATCCATCGCAATCTTTGTCACAGCGATGGTCTTTGGATCGGCTTTATAGGAGGATAAAATGAGCGAAGTTCAAGCATTTGGAATATTGAAAGCAATATATGAATCTATGCCGGCAAAGGATATTTGTTGGATTGCTGGTGGAGCGTTACGGTCATACCTAGTCGGTGATAAAGTCAAAGACCTTGATATATTTTCTTCTAATCCCGAAAAGGTTTTGGAAGCGTTTAGAGCTGACAATACTTTCACGGCTGGGTTTGAAAATGAGTATATTGCAAACTTTTATAAAGATGGTTTGTGTTATCAGGTCATTCTTAAATATAAATATTCTAGCCCACTAGAGACGATTAACAATTTTGATTTTACTATCATTGCTGCTGCAATCAATCAAGATGGAATAATAGTTGATGAGCGTTTCTATATAGACAACGCGCAAAAACGTCTTGTTGTTAAGTCACTTCCTAAACCACTATCATCTGTAAAGCGAGCAATGAAATATTGCGGGCGGGGATACCGTATGTGTCCTGTGGGTTTGGCGAAAATATTAAAGGCCATTCAGGACAATCCGATTGACTGGGGAGATCCGAAACAAAACGACATTGACTTTTACCCAGACGGAACACCAACATTCAGAGGATTGGATTAACAAAATGACTGAAGAACAAAGAAAAGACGCTTTAGAGGCTCTGGATACTCTAGCGGAGTGGGCTAACAAATGTCTGGATTTTTACCCAAAAGGTAAAACTGTGCCTGATATTCTCTCGCTCAAAGAAATAGTTTCGGAAGCCTTGCAATCTGCCACAATTTCAGAAACTCAACTGGAATCTGAAATAAAGAAAACTGCTATGTCAGAAAAGAAAGCTACGCCCGTTCCGAGTAACATCAATGACAATATCACAATCACTATGGACAGTAAGGGGCGCATGATTATGAAACTAAAACCTTGTTATGAATTGGGAAAGGATATTAAAAAATGATCACTAATGAAGATTTTGAAAATGTTGAAGAAGCCATTAAGATAATTGATTTTTGGCCTCATGGTTTAACCCGCCGGAATCCAGCGGAAAAAACACTCTACGACTTCGCCAAAAAAGTTCTTGCCGAAGCGCGTAGGGATTTTTTGACTGAGGAGAACCCGCCCTCGCCGCTAGAAGATCGAGTGAAAAATCTTGAAGCTTCGGCTGAGAATATGAGAGCAGCTTTAGAACGCCTTTGTAAAATATTGGCGTGGAAAGTCCCTCCAGGCATATTCGGAACTGAAGCTTGTGATGTGATAGAGATTGCTCGCGGGGAGAAATAAAACTATTGACACCCATTAAGCGTGGCGTATTATTGGGGAAATCGTTCTAATCTTTTTCAAGGGTGAAACAAATGTCTGATTCAATCGAAACCGAAAACCTACCAGTCGCAGCCCCCACAACGGCAAACTTTCTTGCCGTCATTTCTAAGGCTGCGAGTGACCCAAATACCGATGTGGCAAAGATGCATGGGCTTCTTGATGTTCAGGAGCGCATGATGAACAAGCAAGCTGAAATTGACTTCAACCAATCTCTTTTCAGAGCGCAAAGCAATATGCCGAGGGTTCAAAAAAACGGAACAATAAAAAACAGAGACGGTAAGGTTGTCGCTAAATATATGCTGTTTGAGGACATAGACGCGGCAATTAGAGAAATTTACGAGGCCGAGGGGTTTTGTATAATGGACTCGCAGAAAGAAAACGCAAACGGGACCGTGACAATTTACTCTACTCTAGCACACAAGGGGGGGCATTCGAAAACCATAGAATGCACCGTACCAAAGGACAAAGAAAACGCCCTTAAAACAAGTTTGCAAGCCGCTGTTGGAACCGTTACGACAGGCAAAAGAATAAACACCTGTAACTTTTTCAGGATTGTTGCTGAGGATGACACAGAGGCTGAAAAGTTTGTTGCCTCAAGAACAGCCCCTTTGACGGACCAGCAAGCGGCCATCATCAAAGACCTGATACGCGAAACGGGAACAGATACCCAGCGTTTTCTTTCCATGATGGTGAGCGGAGCAAAAAGCGTGGATGAAATCGGCATGAGTGACTTCAACCGCGTCCACAATGCGTTGCTAGCAAAACGTAACAAAGCAAAAAGTGAGGAACAAAATGTCTAAAGAAAAGAACTTCTCAGCATTCCCTTGCGCGGCTTTTGGGCCAACTGAAAACGACTTCATACACCAGCGAGGCATGACCATGCGGGACTGGTTCGCTGGGATGGCTATGCAGGGATTACTTGCGGCAGATAGAGCTAACTTCTTTGCAAAAGAGGCGTACGAAGTTGCAGACGCAATGATGGAAGAGGGAAAAAAATGATCTATCATGAAGTAGCCCAACAAAGCCCAGAGTGGTTCCGTATGAGGCTGGGGCTGGCTACAGCGTCTTGCTTTCATAGAATAATTACTCCTGTTAAAGTGGAGCCTTCTAAGTCAATGGGTGAATACGCAAACGGCCTTATAGCGGAGTTAATCACCGGAGAGAATAGCGAAACATTCAAAAGCTACTGGATGGAACGAGGGGCGCAGATGGAAGCTGAAGCTTCTGCTGCATACGAGTTCATAACGGACTTTACCTTAGACCGTGGAGGGTTCCTTACCGATGACAATATGACCGTGGGAGCAAGCCCAGATAGGAGAATTATTGATCTCGGCTTAGTTATCGGAGGTGTAGAAATTAAATGCCCTGACCCCTCAACCCATATTGCTAACCTGTTGCGATTGAAAGAAGGAAGTATTGACCCATTCTACAAGCCACAGGTGCAGGGGCAAATGTTGATTGGCGAATTAGAATTTGTGGACTGGTTTTCTTATCACCCAGATATGCCACCAGCTCACATTCGGACGTATCGAGATGATGCCTATTGCGAAAAGCTGAAACGCGCACTTGACGCTTTCGCGGGTCTAATGGAGGAAAAGATTTCTGTGCTAACCAGCATAGGTGTCATCATACCGGAAAGACCTATTTTACAAATGTACAGAGATGAAATGAACTTTGGCAAAGACAACCTGCCTAACTACCTAATGGCGGGTTAAAAGAAGGGGAATTAAAATGGATTGGCTGCGTGAAAAAATTGGGATGGCTATTGGCGAAGCTTCTATGTGTTGGTCAGAAGCACCACATGGGGTTTTTGAATCAGAGCGTGCCATAAAAATTATTGAAGATGTGTGTTCTCAGATTAACGAATATAACCGACAACAGTATCCGGTTATCCATGGGCTTGATGAGGCTATAAATTACTTTGAAAATGACGGTCCCGACAAAGAAATACCGTACGCGATTACATGGGATATAAAAATGGAATTAATATTAAAAGCAGCCCGCGCATACGCAGAGTTACAAAATAGAGAAGGAACACCACGATAAATTAAAAACTGTCGGCGATGTCGTAAAATTTGTTGAAGAGAGAAAGGCACTAAATAAATGAAAGAACAAACAATTGATGTAAACGAGTTCTCAAACGGAAAAGGGCATAACAGCACCAGCGAAAGGCTTCGCTCTTTTATAGCCCGTATCGAGCGCATGGAAGCGGAAAAATCAGAACTCACTCAAGACATCAAAGAAATCTATTCCGAGGCCAAGGGTGTCGGATTTGATACCAAGATAATGAAAATCATCGTTCGCCGCCGGAAACAAGACGCAGATAAAAGAAGCGAGACTGATTTGCTTGTTGAGACATACGAGGCCGCGATTAACGGGACACAATTTGACCTTTTTGAAAAGGAGAATGCGCCAAATGACTTATAGTATTTTAGAACTGATTAAAGACCTTGAGGAACCAAACCCTGAGAAGGATTGGACAACGCCAGAAAAAGGTTTGATGCCAATGGCGGCGAGAGCATTAAAACATATTTTAATATGTCGAAAACAGTATGGCAAAGACAAACTAGGGAATCCTCTATTTTGCCACAATGAGGCTGTAGAGGCGGCGATGGAATGTTTTTTCAAAACCGAAGGGTCTATCTTTGTTAATGGAAGACCTGTTGAAAATTTTGGTATCGGCACAAATGTGATGGCGTTAGCGATTCAAGCCTATCTTGATAAAATTGTGGAGGGTGAATTATGAAGAAACCAAAGCTAGATAAATCGAACCCACTGGACTTTTGCCTGACTGTTGTTCAGGCCGATGTTTTGCAAATAATTGCAAAACGAACCAAGGCCGGAAGGATTACAACTCGGATGGATGTTTCTGAGGCTCTTGGTGGAAAAGACAAATCATGGACCTGCCGAATTTTGCGCGCCCTTATAGACAAGGGGTTAGTCGAAAGATACGAGCAGAGATATTACAAACTTAAATGGTGAGAAAATGACCAAGCAAATCGTAACTAGTTATAAAATCATAGACGGAAAGTTTCACCTCTACAGCCTTGACGGGATGCAAGTTGCTAGCCATGACGCAGTTTGGGAGGGAAACTTCAATTGCAGCCACAACCAGCTGACGAGCCTAGACGGTCTACAGGGCTGCACCTTCGGGGGATGGTTCGATTGCCGCGACAACCAGCTAACCAGCCTAGACGGGCTTCATGGCTGCACATTCGGGGGTGACTTCTATTGCAGCGGCAACCAGATACCCGCAGGTGTTAACCTACCGCCGACTTATCAGGACGTTTGGGAACCTTTCTTAGCCAAGGGCTACGTTTTCGCGGACGGTATGTTAACCAAGCTGATTCATAAACGCGGGGATGTTTACAAAACGCAGAAAATCGGCAGTGACAAAATCGTTTACGTCATAAAAGATGGCGACACTTTTGCCCATGGCAAGACGGTCAAGGCTGCTAGGCTTGATCTGGCTTTTAAGAAGTCTGACCGTGATGTAGAAGATTATAAAAACCTGCCGCTTGACACTCGGAAAGAGCCGGAAGAATGGGCGTTGATATATCGTACCATTACCGGAGCCTGCCAAGAGGGGACCGAGATGTTCATGGACGGCAAGGGCAAGCTGAAGAAGAGTTACACGCTTGCGGAGATTCTCGCGGAAACTGCTGGTGCGTATAATTCTGAGAAATTTAGACAGATAGTAACGGGGGAATAGAATGACCAAACTTAAAACGTCAAAGCAGGTCCGAGAGGGCAATCACATCTACGGCCAGTTGCCCAACAGGCTCACGCAGGGCGAGGTGAAAACCTTGCTTGTGGTGATTGTACTAATCGCTATTTTTGCAGCAACGGTGATGCTTTTAGGATCGGTTTTTATAGGAGGATAAAGATGAATGAAGATCAAAGACAGGCCGCTTTAGATGCGCTTAACGAAATGGAAGCAAATGAGTATTGGCGCAGAGGTGATTTTAGCGAAAATATAGCAACCATCCGCGCCGCCCTCAACAAACCTGCGCCAGTGCCGGTTATCGAGGGACTGGAGGAGGCGATTGAAAGAGGCAGTAACCCACAAATGACCGGAAACGAAGCACTTGATTTATTTGAATGCGGAGATTTTGCTAAAATTATCAAAGCCGCCCACGCATACGCCGAATTACAGAAGGGAAGTAGATAATGACCAACCTCGATCAACTAAAACAAGAAGTGTCTGACATCACCCATGAGTTTGACCGGAAGGTCGCAATGCAGGTTATAGATTACTTAAACGAGAAAGGTTACCTACAGAACTTATGGCTGCCGATTGAAACAGCTCCAAAAACCGGAGAAAAAATTTGGGTGTACAGGCCAGTGCATGATGGTAACTACATACCTGTGACAGGTGATGATTACTGGGGTTCCTATGAGTTTAGGCCGGAAGGGTGTTGGATGAGGTCCAGATCAGATTGCCAGCCTACCCACTGGAGGCCGTTACCAGAACCACCAGTCGAGGGGATGAAGGAGGGTTGACCATGTTTTTTCACGGAGGTGCACCAAATCTCAAGAAAATATTACCACCAAGTATTACAGGGGCTGAATCTTGTTCTTTGTACGGAGGGGTCTTCTGCCGTGTTGATCGCGTCTATGTTACGACTGACTTTCAACAGGCTGCTATTTTTGCCGCGATGCACCCATCGAGCAAGGGGTGTGTATATATAGTTAACCCTCAAGGTGATCTGCGACCAGACCCTGACTACCTTGGGCCGGATGGGGAATCGATGGAATGTGAGTCTGCTGATGTTATAGACATCATCCCCCTTGATCCAAAAGACCGTATCAAGATCAGAATTTTTCTTTTGAAGGAGCATTATAAATGAAAATATACAACCGCTATGAGTTCCTGAATCTACCAGAAGGCACTCTATTCCGAAAAGGTAGACCCTATTGTTTCGGAAACATACAAGTCAAAGCTTCCACTCTAGGAAACGATTTTGTTTGCATGGAGTTAGGCAATTGGGAAGCCGTTGATTCTGGTGAATGGGATGATAAATGCGAACAAATGATGGACGGAGAAAGCATCCCAATGACGGATGATTTTTACGGGCGGGACGGTTGCTTTGATGACAAGGACATATTTCTCGTTTTTGAAAAAGACGATTTGCACAAACTAAAATCAATTGTTGATGAAGCAATTAAAACACAGGAAAAAATTTTAGACGATAAAGTGCTTAAAATCTTGGTTGAGCAAATATCTTTGATTAGAAAGTAAGGAATGAAAATGACCATACTAACCGAGGAAGATTTCAAAAATATCCTTGATTATATGAGTGAAATATCAGAATTTTCCATGAACTTAACTTCAAAGCAAAAAAGGTTGGATACTGATTTTCTTACTGTTTTGAATAAAAATAGTTGGGAGCTATACGAAAAGAAAGAAGCTAGCGCAAATGGAAATATACGCACAAGTGGATTTAACTTGTGACGACTACTTTTAGCTATTAACGACATAGGAGATTAAAAAATGGATACTCCAATGACCAACATTGACCAACTAGTACAGGAACTTGAAGGAAAATTTTATGATGTGCCGGCGTATGACATCAGGCAAATACTAAAATACCTGCACTCTCACGGGTACTTGGGAGCGTCTCAGGAAAAAAATATTAAAACTTTTTTTGACGCATGGTTTGTTTTTGATGGCGATGTGAACGGTTTAGCTGAATTTTGTGATGCATTAAATTGGAATAGTTTTAAGAGGGGCGGAAAAGATAAAAAAGGTAATTTTATCATTTTCCTTTATGATGGAAACAAAACCATTGGAGCTATACGAAGTAGATCAACTAAACTACACATATCCGCTCTTAATTATTTAATGGGTCACGCCGAGGCGAAAGGAGAATAGTAGAATGAAATTACGAGTATTAACCAAAGAAGAACTGTTTGATCTGTTCAAGCAAAGGGAAAAGGCAATGGCTCGCTATGAGAGAATGGCCATGTCAAGAATCAAGCATGATGCTAGCGCAGAGGAAAAGTTTGAAGTTGAATTTGAACGCGCAGCAGCAAAAAGGGAATACGAAACCATCTCGCGCCAATATCAACTGGCCTTAGATCAGTATCTAAACGGGGAATAAATGATAACACCAGAGCAGAGATTGTGGATTTCAGTTTTAACCCAAGCGGCGGCAGACTGCATCTACCCATTCAAACACTATACAACTGAGGACAAGTGTTTCAAAGCAACTGATTGGAGAGGAGAATTTGCTAAGCAATACAAAGAAATCGTAAAAAAGTACAAAAGCCGGAAATTCAAGCGCAAAGACTGGTTTACTCCTAAAAACTTCCAAGCTTTTGAGGAAGGTAAATCGTTTTGTCTAAATGAAACAGGAGACTGGGCGCGGGAACGAATAGAAATATGCGAAAGAGCTGAAGTTTGCCCTAGGCGGTTTAGGTTGAATGTTTTGGAGCAAATAGCGGAAGTGGAACGGTATAAAAAAATGTACCTAGAGGAAACACAAAAGATTGACAGAGAGCTGGCGGATAGGTAAAATTTACTCCTCCATGCTTTGATTGATGAGTAGGAAAGCCCGCTAGTTCACCCCTAGCGGGCTTTCTGCTTTTTCGGCTAAGTCCACAAAAGAAAGCCCCCGCGTACACTTGCGTGAAGAGGCGGGGGACGTATGGTGTTATTATAACATCAACTACCGAGCTTTTCTAGGTTGTTGATTTTATTCTTTTACGGCAGCCTCATTCATGGCTGTAACAGCTTCCATATCCGCCCGTGTCAAAAGCGATCTATGGGAGAGGCTTAACTGTTCGCACGCAATCGGCATAGGGGATGCCGTACACGAAGCGACAGTAACGGCGGACAAGAGCGTCATCATCATTTCCATCATTTACTGTCACTTAAATACTCGGAAATCTTTTGGTGGAAATAAGGCTTAATTTCTTCGTCAGGAATTGGAATACTAAAGACCCCCCTTTGATACACTTTGTGCCATGGAGAATCCTGTTCATGGGATAACCTAACGAGTGCTGGCTCGGATAAGTGCTTATATATATCCCACACCTTCTCTAGCATAGTTGTAGCCTGATCGCCCTTATCCATCTTTGGTGTGCTCACTTCAAAATTATCCATATCAAAGTTGATAGAGAGCTGTGTAATAGGGCTTTTTTGATAGTGCTTAAATTCGTGATAAAGGGATGGGACAACAGGCCCATATTGCCAAGCTTCTATAGGTTCATCAAAAAGCTTCTCATTCAAAGTAGCCAGTACCCAGCCATACCCAAAATATGCCAGCTTCAAGAGTTTCAATTGTGTTATAACGATACTGTCTTCTTTTCCTTTTTCTAAAAAGAAGTTAGCAACGTGAGATGGGGTATATTTAGCACTCATATAAGCCTCCTTTCCGCTAATTTACAGAATCAAAAGTAAATTCGCAAGCAAAATGTTCTCCGAATGTTCTTGTATACATAGTGTGGGTTACGCTGGTTAATATAGGGTTAATTTGGACAATGCAAAGGGAAACTGTGCACACGAATCCCTTCTGTTAGGGTAGCACGGGCGGCGAATTTAATTCACTTAGGCCGTGGGGATAATCACGTAGTCTAAAATATACCCCGAAAAACGAGAGATTATATCTTGCATTTCCCCTGCCTCAAGGTCTCATACGTCAACATCCAACGCTTTGTCTTTGGCGTGTCGTCACGATGGATTGTCCCCCGTGGGAATGTATAACAAGCCGTGTCAACGGTCTTGGTCTGCGCGCATGATGCCAAGAGCAGAGAGGCGGCTATCAAGTAGGCTGTCCGGTATTTTGCGCGTCTCATTATCCACCTTCTCCAGAGTTTCCCTAGCTTCCTCGTTAGCGGCCACAGTGGTATTTGCCTGAGTAAGCTTGCAACCATCCTTCCCTTGCCGCACGCCAGCATTGTAAACTGCAACCACGAATCCGATCACAGCCAGCATGGACAGCGCAGCAAGGGCAAAAGATGATTTCATTTAATCCTTCAGAGATTCAAGATACAAAGCTTCGCGGAGCAAATACCCTTCCAATGGCCAGATTTGCTTGAAAGCATCATCATAAGCAATTTTTTCACCAAGCTCTTTGTTGAAGTTTCCAGCATGAGCACAAGCTGATTTTCCTAAAACGGTAAAACCATTTTCCATTGTCAAAACACAAATTGTGAGTGTAGAGCCAGCATGAATGCTGTATTCGGCGGATTTAATACGACTTTCAATTTGCTCTTTGGTCACAGTGCGCTCTGGGCGCGATTCAAGAAGCGAGTCACGTTGTTCGTTGGTAAGCATATTTTAGTCCTTTCGTTTTTGTTAAACTTCCAAGTAGTGCGTTAGATAAAGTAACTCAGCACCTTGCCCTATCCAATTGGCTCCGTCCCAATAGGCCCAAAGGAGATGCTCACCTTCACTTAAGTCTCCGTTGTTCGCCCCACGGACCCACAAAGGATGACCGATCACCTTAGGCGCGTTCTTAATGTCTTTCCACATTATTTCTTAAACGCGGCCGTTGTGGTGATTAGGCGCAAAGCAACAACGATAAAGCCGATTGCAGACACAACCAGCGGCTCGTATTGGTCTGGGATGTATTGGGCAAAGTCAGTAACGTTAAAGCCTTCTAGCAGCCCTAGAACAGCAACGCTTGCTCCGAATAAAACAGTTTTGAATCCCTGCATTTCTCAATTTCCTTTTCAATAAATTGTTGCTCGTTTTGGTTGGCAATCTCTTCCGCTATGATAGCAGTAGAATGGACTAAATTCAATCCATCCATTGCCGCATTGTGCCGGAACGTCTTACACAAAACGCCGGATTCAGTGGCGGCTTCAACCGCCAGTAAAAAGGTGTCTGCCAGCCCTTTGAGCTGCTCCAGATTCGCGGGAAAAATAAATCTTTCATTCATGACACCGCCTCAAAATGCATACAGTCCGGCCTGTGTTTGTATTCTCCGCCCCAATTCCATCCACGCTTCTTGAATATTTCAATCGCCTCGATCGGCATCATTTTTTCCGCCGGATTGTATTTCTTGCCCAAGGGATTGAGTAACGGCGAAAAATCGAGTGCCGCTCCATAGGCATGAAGGGACAAATTCTCAATCGAACTTCCGAATGCCCCGCGTTTTTCCCTGAAGTCGAATCCCCCACCATACTGGTCAAGACCAAAAAATGCCCGCTCTTTTTCGGTAAACTCTGTCGCAAAATCATTCAAAATCTCTTTCACGCTATCAACCAGCCGCTTGTGAACAGCGATGTTCAAAATTCTAGAATCTCCCATATAGAGGGCGAAAGGAACACGCACACGGCTTATATTGGCAGCCTCCCACGCCCGATCAACCACCATTTTATTATCGTTCAACATCTTCCACGGGCGGCCATAGAAGCGCGTGAGGCTCGGTTGATTAGGGGATGGGAACGGGGCCAGAGTTTTCGCGCTTGTGGTCAATTTTTATCAGCCTTCTCTTTTATGTCGGTTCTCAGTAACCTAATCTCAGTTAGAATTTCTCCAAATTGGCTCTTATTATCGGCGCGGTCCCGCTCTAGGTTGGTCTGCATTTGCTCAATTCTAGACTGCTGGACGGCCACTTTTTCCGCCACACTGTGGATCTGCTCGTTGTTGTAAGCGTATCCCATATATACAAAATACATGGCCGATGTTGCAAGCCCTATAAGCGTCAGCATATCGCCAAGGTTGATTGTCTTAGACACGCGCCAATTCTCTTTTTGCTCGCTCATATCAACTGCACTCCTATGCCCAGCGCGGCATATGCCGCAACGCCTGTTAAAAACTCTCCGATTGCCGTGGCCTCATTCAGCCAAGGAATGCCTTTTCCGGTCCCCTGCGGGTAAATAGACCAACCTATTGCGTATACCGCCCCCTTCAGGAGTCCGCCAATGGTGATGATTAGAGATGGGATAAAACCTACTGTTCCCAATGCAATGACCGCCCCAGAAACCGCTAGGAACCCTGCAAGAGACAATCCGGCGAAGTCATGCCAGTACCCTTTCGAATCCTTCCATGTCCCTAAGTCAATAAACGGACCATGCCCGAACGCTTTTCCGGCAATACATAGGCCGAGAGCGAGAATGGAAAGAGGAACGTTCCCTGTAAAAAGAAACGCCGCTACAGCAAACGGGGCCGCCCAGACCACATTCTTGAGAGCTTTCGGCGCGGGGAAAAACCCTCCGCCATGCCAACGGGAGATTAGGCCCCCGATAAGTGAGAAAAGCAAAACGCCTGTCATATATTCCCCAGACTTTTCCAGCCTTTGCGGCGTGTGATGGTGATGTCAAACCCGTAGCAAGCTTTGAACATTTTGGCTTTGAGCTGGAAAGTATCCGTCAAAACGCCTTTGTAATCTTCCACAAATTTTACGTCTCCAATATTATATACAAAATCCGCGATATAGTGGCAAACAATAATTCCATTCGAAGTCAGGGGAAATTTTACTTGCCTCTGAAGGTCCGAAATCTTTCCGTCTTTCTCGTCCTGCGTCAGGCAGATATATCGGTCCCTCTCGCCAATGCTGTCGAACTTCATTCCCAGAAATTCAACCCGCTTATTTTTATATTTGGATGGTTTCGGGGAACGTGGGCGGGACTTTTCCAATATCTCAGACGCGGGGAGATAAACCATTTACTTAGCACTTACCAATCTTTGCGGGTGTTTAGGTATCAGCATTAAGCCTGTACCAGCCGCCGAGGTGGGACCGGAACAGTTCCAAGCATTTCTGTTAAACCGAGAAACCGCTAGGACGTTGTAATGGGTCATTAAATTGACCCAACTAACCGTTTTGGCGGCAGCGGCGGCGCATCCAAAAACTCGCTATAAGCCGTAACACCAGAGTACCGCCGGACATTGCGGAACCGCGCTGACTTCGTGCCGAAATCGGCGTTGTGCGGCCCATCATAAATCCCCAGCTTAAAATAAGGCGCATCGGCGTTGTAAGACGTGCCGCGCCCCCAGTTCTGGTACACTTGCACCCCATCAACAAAGGCTTGTAGGTATCCTGTGGTGTTGTTGATGGAGCGCATCCGCACCGCCATTTTATAAATATGGTCGAGCTGTAACGCCCCGATGATATTGCGTTTTTCGTTCCAACTCTCTGTTGGTGGCTCCGAATTGGGAATGTCGAAAAACAACGTACCCCCCTTGGCGGCAAAGGCAAACCCACCCGCTGCGGGAATATCATCCTTCGTGTGAAGCTGGCCGAGCACAATATCCCCTGAGTGATCTGCCCATTCAGAAGACTTAAGGAGCATCTCCCAAGTCAGGATAATCTCATCCCCGAGGGCTTGCGTAGTAAACGGAATGATCTCGGACCGAATCCCAGAAAATGTTATGGGGTCTGTTTGCCGGATCGTGCCTTTGAACCAACCATCGTCAAATTCCATAGACCCCGCGACACCGTTTGGATAACTAGCCGGAGCATACGCCGCCCCCATGCACTGGAGCTGCTGTGTCCCAACAAACGTGCTGGTGAGGGGAAGATCAACTTGCAGGGCCATTAAAACGCTCCTCCTAAAATTGGTTTCGAAGGATTCGCCCTAAGCTGTTTGAAAACATTCGTGAGCGTAGCATTAGACGGCATTGCGTCCGTAGGAGAAAGACGAAGAATATGCAATGCGCGGGTTTGAGTGGCCGCGCCATATGCTTCTGTGGCATTCCCTGGAGCGGCTATAACAGAGCCAATATTAAAAGTCACACTGTTTCTTGTGTCATAGGCTGTTGCCCCTAATGTGAAACTGTTACGGTTTATAACCTCATCAACCCACATAGAATATGTTTTAGCCACCCCATCTATAGTTATAGCGAAAGAATGGAGTGTGCCATCAAATGGGGCAACGGTAGAGTCACTGGTATAAGCAATAGTATTTCCATACAAAACAAACATAAGCATTCCAGAAGCTGTCGCACGAAGATTGATACCTCTATTTGAGGTGTTATACCCATCCCCTAACCATTCAGCCGTAGCACCCTCTGGTGTAATTTTCCCAAGCCAATAGAGTATGAACTTCTCACCCGCCGCATAGTCAAAATTGAGATTTGGGATACGGAGAACGCTATCAGTAGCCCCACCCGTAGGGTTAAGTGTCGAAACATACCCCGCATTGGCGAGCATATTGGCTTCGGACAAGTTCGCCCCGCGCACGCCGTGGTTGCCAAGCGGCGAGCGGTCAAAGAATTTTCCGTCACCAGCGATTTGATCCCCTGCAAAACCATAGAAATGGTAGCGGGGGTGAGGGCTAGTTTGGGCCAAAACCGCCCCTTTATTGTATCCTGTTGCTCTTAACATATTATTCACCTGCCCCCACTGAAATATACAAACTTCCGGTTCCGGCTGTTGCTTGAATTGCCCCGACAAAACCATGATTAGTTAGTTTTGTAAAAGTTACCATCATTCCAGCCCCGATTACTTTTCCCTGCAACGGATCATTCGAAGAAGTAGGAAAAACTACCGTGGGGGCCGTTTCACCTGAAACTACGAAGCAATCCTGTGTTGTCCCGTTATAAATAATCATCGAATTAGTGTTTTTATCCGTGTTGCTTAGCGTAACATATTGAGAAGTCGCGCTTACATCAATTACATAGGTGTTTGTGTTCAAATTTTGTGCTGTCATTTTCTATTCTCCTGAATAATAGTTTTCGAAGGCTGTTTCTACATCTGTTTGGCTTAAAAAGGTTTGTCCGGCTATTTCTGCTTCTGCATCAAAGCATTTTTGGACGTGATCCGATACCGCCAACGCTGCTCCTATTGCTTCGTTTGCATCATACTCGGCAAAAGACCCATCGGAGGTTTTCCATGCAACCGTGTAGTTCGGATTAGCTTGAGCGTTTATTAAAATCCCGATCCAGTTTGCCCGTGACTCCCGATCCGTCTGGATTGTCTTGCCAAGATAAGACACCCCCCCGACTTCTCTTTGATAACGGTAATCTATGATGTGCTTTGCGACCTTAGAGGCCTGATATAAACCCTCGTCTGCTTGACGCTCGTTAATCTCGTCTTGCGTTAAGTCAACCAGTTCACCATTTACAAGTTTTTGCATGGCTATGCTCCTTTATATCCGTAGAGGGTGAATGTCCCAGAAGCTATGTTTCCGCTTGCGAAAAATAACCGTATGCCGTTTATGTCAGTCGTTGATAGCCTGCGACCAAACCCCCATTCGGCTCTGCTTGTCGTGTCGTTAACGGCCAAAGCTGACATTTCAAACGCTTTGTATCTGGACCCAACTATATTAAGCAAGTCCACGCGACCATTGATACAGCCTGTTGATGATTCGCTCCCGACCACTTGCGTGCAAAGCCTGTTGTTATTTGTTCCGGTAGAAGTTGCATCCGTGACACTTGCTCCGGCTTCTACGCGCACAAAGGCCCATTGATAGTCAGAGGCTCCGCTGTCGTAAGAAGAGCCGGAGTCAGTGCTAGTCCGCATCATGAAAGAATCTCCATCAGAGGCGGGGACAACATCACTGTAAATTACAGCATATCTTTTGTAAGTGCTATCCAGAACCACGCCACCGGAGCCATTGACAAAATCAACAGACGAAACAGGGCTTGATACAGTCACAGTTTTAATCGGAACTAAGCCACTAGAAACCGTTGTGTAAGAGTTTCCCCCCGTACCATTGGCAGTTAATACCTGACCGCTAGTTGCCGACCCAGAGCCAAAAATAGCCAAGTTAATGTTTGGGGGAGTTGAAACGCGACTAGCACCGCTTGCGCTGTTGTCAGAGAATAACATCAAATCAGCGGCTGCCAAAGTTGCTGTTGTCGTGCCGGAGAAATCGCTAACCGAACCAGTCGCGCCCGTTGCGCCCCTTGTCCCAGAAACGCTAATATTCCAATCCGCAAGCGTCCCTGATCCGCCTGTGTTTGTGATAGACGTAGTTAGAGTGCTTCCTGAATAAGACGTTACAGACCCATGCATATAGTTTGCAGAGTTTGCGGCGGATACAGCAATAATCCACTGTCCCGCCGTGTAACCTTTCCCTGTTTGGGTAGTGAATGTTTTTGTCCCAGTACCAATTGCTAAAGACGTTGTTGACGTAGAGCTAAGACCTGCAACGCTAGCCGCCGCCGCTTCTGCGTTTGTTTCAGCGGTTTCGGCATTTGTTTTTGCAAGCTCAGCCGCAGCTTGTGCCGCTATTGCCGCATCAGCCGCCGTTTGAGCTGCCCCTGCCGCTCCGATTAAGGTATAGGGGGCAAATACATATATGTTATTTGTACCAGAGGCCGGAGGCTTCAAAAATACCAGCTCTGTACCGTCTAAAGTATAATCAGCCGGATTACGAATGGTTAAACCGCCAACATCACGAACCGAAACAGAATCAAGGGTTCCCGTGAAACCAGACGTGGCAAAAGAAATTACCTGAGTTGATCCGGCTATTATAATTTCGGAATAATCACCGCTTGCACTCCTAGACGTTCCAGCCGTACCGCCTAAGCTTGGCGTGATTGTACCAGCGGACCTTGTGACCGTATATTTAACAACATAGGCTTTTCCTTTTATAAGAGTGACCCCTGCCGACTGCTCCAAAGATGTTGAAATAGCCCCCGTTGCTGTAGCAACACCAGCCGCTATGGTCCAACCAGCCCCTTTTGTCCAAGATGAATCACTGGCAAAAGTTCCGTTGGTTGACCACTCAAGCTCGGAAAAAACCATCAAAGATTTTTCGTCATTACCCAAATCAGAGGTTAGCGTGAAAGTATCTTCTACCGCATCCCCTGAGAAGGTTTGGGAGAATCCAGAGTTGCTTTCAGAATAAGCTGTAAACGAGGTGATGTTATCCCTTGTCCCATCAGCTATCGGGGAATCGTTGGAATCGTGCAAAACAAACTTGTAAGAGCCTTCGAGGAAAATACATCCTCCGACATCAGGTTTTCCGGCTGCATCCAAAATAATTGGGTTTGGGTGAGCTGTGGCCGCACTTGCATCCGTGTAGGTTGCCTTTGGTGACGTTGTTCCAGCCGCATAAGTGTAAAGCTTTCCATACGCTAATGGCGCGCCTGTCTCGTCAAAAAACTGCTGGTAGTGCTGAACATATAGAACTGCCATTTATCTTACCTTGTCTTTTTCTGTTGTGAAAATTCCCGTGGCTTTCGCAACTGGCATTTGCATGACTTCACTAAGGAACTTTTTTTGTTCTGACTTAGGCAATTTGGCAACCATTTGATTAGTTACCTTACCGCCCTGCTCGATGACTTTCAAGAGTTCTTCAGCTTTACCAAACGTTATAAGTTTGTGCGTGGTACGCGCCGCTGTGCCAGCAATAGGAACAAGGGCAGCAGGGGCAAGTGCCCCGCTTGCTGTACCCGCCACAGCCGAACCAATTACCGCACCGACTGTGTTGCCCGGCGCTCTTCCTGAGCCAATATCAAAACCAAATTTGCCAAGAGCTTTTAAGACCCCCTCGCCTGTGGTTTGCGTGGAAGCTGCTTTAAGAGCTTCTTTTTCTGCATCGGACCAACCAAGCGTGTTTTTTGGATTAAGCCTAAATTTTTCCAAGTCACGTTTGAATTTATTGGCATCATTTCCAGCATTGTTTACAAACGAAGCAATTTTTTCAAATCTTTTTGATTTTGCCCAAACACTCCTAGCGTTTACCAATGAGTCAACAGCTTCCCTTGTCCCGCTAATCAATTTGTCAGGGGTTAAGTTGTCTATGAAATCGTCAATAACGTCTATAGCACGCCCAGCGGCCTCGGCTTCCTGTGCCTTGTTAGGGTTCATAATATCTTTTGAAATATTACCTAGAATTTGCCTATGGCGGTCTAGTGTCATTAAGCCAGTGTTGCCTGACAAAACGTCATCTTCTAAATCTTTGATTGATCGTAGGGTATTAGAGTAAAGACGCTGGGAGGCAATATCTTTAGTTTTAATAATTCCAGATAAATCATCAATCAATGTCTTAGCGGCCTCTGGCTTTGCTAAAACTCCCGCTTGCTCCGTTGCTTTATATAACTTCGAACTAGCATCTTTTATGCCTTGGAAGGCATCTTCCAGAGCAACCTCTCCCCTAGCTGTAATTCCTTTGTATGCGTTCGAAACACCTTTCAGGCTAGACCCAACTAAAGCCCCAGCAACAGGAAAGGCAGCACCAAGATAAGCACCAGTGCTAGCACCTTTTCCCAAGGCTTCCATTCGGTTTCCTGCGTCTGCCTCCCCTGCTGCGTAAAGGCCGCCCACTGGAGCGGATACAGCCGCACCGCCGACCATTCGTGTTCCAAGATTTCCTGCCCCTGCGAGCATTCCTGAACCCTTAAATGGTGTAGCACTAACCATTTTTCCCGTGAAATTTCCAAGCTTTTGCAGCCCTTTCGCTGGTGTTGCAATGATCCCTGCGCCTTGAACAGGCTTGCTAAACGCGGCGGGAAGCGTTGAAACTATACCCGCAATATTCCCTGCCAAAGTAGCATTAGGATTCGCCTCTTGTGTTGCCTTTGTGTCCATTTGGGCTTGGTCGTATAACTGTCCCAAAGTTCTTTCGTCACCTGTAAATGGACTAGCAACTTTAGCTATACCAGCCCCAATTCCCGAAGTAATAACATTCCCGAAAGGAATTTGTCCACCGGAAAGACCATAAGCAAAAGCGCGGGCAGCCCCGCCCGCTGTTCCTTGTTGTTTAGTTTGGGGCGCAGAAAATTTCTTCTGTAGTACAGACTTAATCTCGTCCCGTGACATACTATCAGGAAATTCAATTTCTTGCCCCTCGACTTCAACTATCGGCATTACTCAAGTTCTCCCGATTCAGGATTATACTTTAACCTTGGCTTCTTTTTATTTTCAAACTCTGTTTGTAATTGTTCATTATAATCAGGTGAAAGTTTTTTGTTTGCGCCTGATAAATCTATTGGCTCTTTACCGTATTGAGTCCTTATGTCCTCGATTTGACCTTGTTTGATAGCAAGAGCAGTCTGGTTATAACCGTTTATTTCTTCAAGACGTTGGCGCACAGTAAGCGGATCGTTAATGTTTGCCATTAACTCGTTCCATGCCCTTTGAGCATCCCCATCCGTTTGAACACCGGAGTTTAGTCTCAGTGAGTCATTACGCATTTTTTCAAGGTCGCTTTTGAAAGAGTTAAAATTGCGACTTGTTTCATTGCTTTGGCCTATGAAATTTCTTCCCTGACTAATAAAATTAGATACTGGGCCTAAATCTAATTTCTTATCATCAACCATGCCTATATATTTTTGCGTTGTGTCAATTACATTGCTGGCACCAGAGGCTTCACCGACCACTTTATTTTGCAATGCCAAAACACTTGCGGGCATCGGTTTGTTTTTGATTTGATTTGTTTGAATATCCTTCAAGCGGGCATCCAGCAATAACTTCGCAGATTCTGCTTGTCCTTTAGGGGTTCTAAAATACGGCTCTCTTTGTATCAGTCGACTAGCCGCGCTCTCATTATCTCCCATAGTAGGGGCTTGACCATCACTACCTAAATCAGATTCGCTAATAGTTGGGATAATACTATCATAGCCTTGGTTAATAGCGGGGTTACCCATCCCCGTAGGAGCAACAGGAGGCAAAGTCCTGCCGCTATTTTGCGTTGGGAAGATATTTTCAAGATCACCACCAATATTTATTTTGTCTGAAATCCTTGGTTTTTGTAACATTTCACCAGTCACAGGATTGAATGAAACCCCGCCGCTTTTCGCATCCAGAAGCCTTGCAGCGGCTTGCTCTTGCGGAGTTAATGGCTCTCCCATCGCAGCTTTCATAAAAGCACGTTCCCCAAGCTTATCAACATCCAATTGTTGAGATTTTGCGATCTCGGCCTGCGCGAGTTGTTTCTTCAGCTCAAACTCTTGCTGCAACCGTTGGTAATCGCCAATAGAGTTAGTTCCGCCCCTAATTATTTGAGCCATGTTATCTAAAGGCATCTTATTAACCCTCCGTTAGCTGTACAAACCAGCCAGAATTTCAGCAATTGTTTTATTCCGCGTGTCAGCTTTTGCCAAAGAAGCCGCTCCCTGCACGTTTCCTTGCCCCATGTAAATATCACCCAAAGCACCAGCACTTTGTAAGCCTTGACCGCCCAGACTCGCAAGCTGTTGGTTTTGTGCTAACCAGCGGTTATAAGCATCTCCGTATTCAGTCGCCGCTAAGCTTTGTGCCCTATCTTGTGCCGCCTTAATAGCTGCGCCAGATTGCGTCATACCTGTAGATGATAAAGACCTGTCCAAAGCCTTCTGGGACTCTCCAAGCCTGAACTGATAACCTGCGTCAGAAGCTAAATCAGAAGGATTGAACCCCTGCGAAAGGTTTCCGCTCAAAGCCTTTTGCGCATTTAATCCGATTTGGTTATAAGGCTCTAATCCAAGCGCAGCCCTGTCACCACCCATTAGGGCTTTCTTAGTCGCGTCACTTATAGCTTTATTTGAATTGTAATCGCTATAAATTGAAGCGATTGGAGATAGTAAAGATTTCATGTTTTGGATTCCTCCGCTTTCTTGCCCAGAAGGGAAAAAACTTCCCAAATCTGGAATTGTTCTAGTAACTGCCCCTGTAATACCTGTTCCCGCCGTTGGCCCTTGCAATGCTGCGTTTCCGCTAGTTGTCGCCAGAGGAGTCCCCGCAGACGTTCCAAGTCCGCCTCCTTGAACGTAACCGAGGCCACCGCCGAGCGCGGCCCCTATAAGTGCATCTTTCGGGTCTTTGTTCACAATGCCGCCGGATGCCCCCGTAAGCGCACCTGTAAAGGCAGACTGGCCAGCTTGGGAGGTAATTCCTAAACTAGACCCAAGAGAAGAACCGTAACCGCCTGTAAGCCCGCCAAGGGCGGCCCCCTTCAAAGCCCCCCCAAGTTTGCCCGAAGAAAGGTATCCGCTTGCCGCTCCTGACAATGCCCCTTTAGCAGCAGCACCAGCGGCGAAGTTTAGACCGCTCGCAGCTTCCCCTGCTGCCACGCCGGAACCTAATCCAGCCCCTCCCGCTAGACCGCCAATGGCTGCCCCGCCTAACAGTGAAGCCCCAACTCCTATGCCTAAAGGGACAACGGTTCGCATTACTTTGTTTATGCCGCTGTTTTTTTCTTCTGCCCGAAGTCTTTTAACTTCCGCATCCCTCGATGCGTAAACATTCCCTTCAAGATTTGGGTCGGACGCATAAGAGGGGGAAATCATATTAGCTGAAAGTGTGGTATTCAAATCAGCGGGAACGTTATTGGGATCAACTAGCGGGTTATAGCTTGCGTTTGACCGCATAGAGGCAATCGTGCTTTCCAATGCTTGCCGTTTTCCGGCAATGGAATCGTTAGCCAGAGAGCTTTTTCCCGTCCAATAATCATGGTTAGGATTGTTTAGAATGGCCTCTAGGTTCTGAATTTGCGTGGCATTGGAATTAACGCTCGAATTGTAATCAGCCACAACTTTATCCCAAACAGACCTTGGGAACTGCATTGGTTCAGAACCAGCAGAGTTTAGAGTGACGTAATCAGTTCCGACTTGTGTGGTAAACCTTGGAATTGTTGCCATTACCTAGCTACCCCTAGAGCTATAATCGTTACAGGAACCGCTACGGCGGACCAAGCGGGTACATAAATTCTGTTTGTTGTGGAAACAATATGGCCGACCCCGCCACCTACCCCACCAGCTACGGCAAAGCATACCGAGTCAGATTCGAATGTAAGCGGGAAGTTTTTAATATAAGTGCTTCCAGCTACCGCCGTGGTGCTAGTAGATGGGGTAATTGTTATCGAGGCGAAACAAAATTGGTTGTTTAATTTGTGGTAATGGCCCGTAATAGTTGGGTCTCCAACCGTGGTTAGATTTTCGAACTCAGGCGTGAAATTGCTCCCAAAGTCACCTTCGAAAAGCTGATTGAAAAACAGTATCCAAGGAAGTTTTGGTAAGCCGTTTTTTTCTGCCAAAATCTCGTTAATTGGAGGAGGATCAAAGCTCATCGCAAATACGAACCTATAATCGCCACTTTGACCGGATCAGTGATTTCTATTTCAAAGGTCATCTGCTCGGTTATCCCTAAGCGGCGAAACTCAATTTTTTGTTGATATTGCCCTACAGCTCCGATGGTTGCTGTGTAGGCATCCGACCAAGTACGCGCCCCATCTTTTGAGAGCCTAAGCGTAACAAGGGGGTTAGAACCCTGACCAGTTTGCAAGCCAACTCCGGCTTCAAACCCTATTTCTAGCGAATTATAACGTATTCTTTTCCCGCTGTCACTCAAATGCGTATAAATTCTTTTGCGAGAAACTAAATCACCGTCATCAGTGTAGAAGTCTAAAGACTGCTCGTAGATTTTACCATTGCGTCGGTCACCGACTAAATGCTTGCCAAAGGCGAAGGCGTGGCAGCCAGCCAAGTCTGTTTCGTAATTTCCATCACCATTCAAGTAAGCTCGCTCGTGCCATTCTTGGGTCAGCAAATCATAAACTAGCGTTGTCGCAAGCCCGCCTCCGGTTAGAACATAGAACGTGTTTCCTTCTTCCTGATAAACGTAACTGCGCATATTATCAGGGTCAGTCGCATGACTGATTAAAATTTCAATGGGAGTTGTTGAAATGCGAACGGGAGTGAATCCCTGCGCCCGATAAACGATACCCTGACCCAATTTGTCACGGCCCACCCAAATGACAGAGTTATCAATTTCAACAGCAGTAAACGGCGAAAGAATGCCCGTTTGCATCTTGGCACCGGAAATGCGCCGGAACGGGAACAGCGAATCCCCCGTATTTGTCCAAACCTCTGTTGTCTCGCTCCCGAAAAGCCACATTTGCCCGATAGCGTTTACGACAGACACCAAGTTATCAGGAGAGCTTTCCGCCGTGGCAAAGTCCAAAGCATCCCACGAGGAAAGGCCGTCATTTATTCCGGAGATGTAAAATCTTCCTGTGTCGTTCTCGTTAACTACAAAATATCCATCAATGAAAGTCACAATTCCGACACTGGTCGGGAAAGAGGCGAGAGTTATTTTTTGAAAGTCATTTGTGGAATAAGTCAGAATATAAAGTTTAGAGCCGTCACAAATGGCTAATTGTGTATTGTTCTCAGCCATTGTTACAATGCCATCTGAGCTGTCTAAAGACCCAAGTTCTACACCGGAACCCAATGAATCAACCTCATACAATTTTGAACCAGATACAGCAAAAAACCTGCCATTGGCAGAAGTAAACTCTTGGCGGATAGGCCCTAGCCCAATGTTAGCGAATAACCGCTTGCCTGCCGTTCCGTAAAGTGCAGAAACTTCCTTCCCGCCCTCATCTTTAATCGGGAATAGATTCACCGTTCTTTGCGCATTAAATGGCAAAGACCGCTGTTGATAAGACCCGCCAACAAGCCCAATTTTCATGGCCAACCCGTATAAATATTGCCTTGTTGTTCAACTTTCGGCTCCCATTTCATAGGGCGAGACGCAATGATAGCCTTCTTAATCAAGGCGCGGCTGTCATCTGCAATCATTTTGACTTCTTGCGTGGCTGGCTGCCCGTATTCCGAGAACATCTCAAGCGCAAGGTTATAAATCAGCATACGATTCCATCCAGCAGGCAAATCAACAGTCTGGTTAATCGTGAATTGCGAAAGCTGCTTTTCAGATAGAATGAAAAGTTGGTAATTTGAATCTGGAACAGGATAAAGCTTTACGACACCCAAAGGGTAGTCATTTGAGAAATTCAAACCACAGGGTATGCCGCTAGTGGATTTAACCGCAATGCTGTAATATTCCTCATCCGAAAGTATGTCTAACGGATAGTCAACATTCCCAGAGCGGATAAAGGCGGAGATAATCTTAACAGGGCGAGCCGTATTAAAAGCCCCCCCTGTTCCGATTGTATAACTACCAGTGCCACCGGATAATGTAAAATCTTCAGAGTATCTGGCGTAAATGACCATGCTGTCATTAGAGAAGCTCGACAATAAATCGTTCAGCATCTCCAGCCCATCTTGTGCCTCATCAGCAGAAGGGTTTTCAGTTTTGGTTAGTACGCCAACTTTTCTCATGGCAGATTTTATAATACCCAGAGCAGTTGTCATTTTTGAGCTTCCTCAATTAGTTTTTTGATAGTTTCATAACTGCATCTGTGATGGTATTTAAGGCCAAGTTTATTAGCCTCCTCTTTCAGGGCTTCAATATCTAGGAAAACTTCCTCTCCCTCACAAGTCCATCCATCTTTTTTCAAAGCTGGTATAAGTGAGGAATCATCTGACAGATATTTAACACCACCATCTTTGATTAGTGTGACCATTAGCTTATAATCCTATAATTATAAACACTTGTATCACTCGCCGTTGCGCCAACAGTAAAGCCAGTCCCTGCCGTAATCGTCTTGACCGCCGGATAAGCTCCGACTGTTCCGCCGACCGTTTTCAGGGTAAAGATAATCAGAGAATTAGCAGTTACTGCCGTATTAGCGACCGTCACAGGGGTTGCGCCATTGGCCGTGAACGTTCCGCTTGATCCGTAAAGTTCGCTAAAGTTATTATTGATTTTATTTTTAAGGTCTTGGGTAAAAGATCCCTCGCCTACTAATACTTGTCTTGTCATTTTTATTTCTCCGTAATGTTAAAGAAAGAAGGGGAGGTAACGCCTCCCCCTCGTTAATTAGCTAGTGACTTTACAAGCCCATTCAGGCCGTTCTTCACAAAGACCTCCGAGAACGTCCATACGAAGAACCATGGTACGTTTAACTTGATCCCAGTCGTACACAACCGCCATCGTGATACCTTTGTAAGTATGCTGCGCTGCAAATTCTGCATTGTTAGGCATAATCAAAGGAACGGTCGCCAAACGGAATGAGTTCTTGTGGAACGCGAGGTTCTGTTTGTAGGCTGTTGACGCCGAACCTACTGGGACAATAGCATCGCCATCAGTAGGGAATGAGGAAAGGTTTTTCAACGTGCCAGTTGTGTAGATAGCTGGTGAAATTGAAAGCGTGGCATATCCCGAAGCATCAGCGGTTGCATCAGCGGTTACAACAAATTGTTGAAGGTCCGGAGAAACAACTTTTGTTTGCGGGTTTACTGCATACCGTCCAGCAAAGGTAATGACCGTTCCTTTGGTAACAGTACCAGTGTTTGCCGTCAAAGCCTCAACAACAACAGAGGTTGCCCCTTGTGTTGAAACAGTTGTCCGAACTTCAAACACCACGTCATTGCCATTGGTGTGGGTCTGTACCATTTCTGATTCCAACCAGTTAAAGCCATCAGCCTGCCCGATATAACCTTCTTTGTATTGGCTAGCAATATCTGAACCAGATTGGAACAAGCCTTTACGCGCACCAACAGCCGCACGACCAGCGCGGGAGTTGAACAAGAAGAAACGCTCATCCATATTTTTAGGGCAAAGGTTTTCGTTCAACAATTGACGAGCAGCAAGAATTGTGTCCGGCTCGAACGTTGTAGAACCAGCGGTTCCAACTGTGTTGAAGATTGCATCAGTAGCTTGGGCCAGAACTTTGTTTTCAAAATCATGCGCCATAGATACAGCAGCAGGCTTGATTACGCGATTCATGAGTGACTCTAAACCGATTTCAGTCGCAAATTCTTGGCTATTGATTTCAAAAGCTTGCGAAGAAATAATATTCAAAGTCAAAGGTTTTGTTCCTTCTACAATTTCTTGAATCGTAGAAGTTTGGTCAAAAGAACTGGTGGGTGTAGAACGCATTGGAGTGTTGATGTAGACGGTTTGCCCAGCTTTATAGCCGTTCTTTCCATCAAAATCAGTTTCATCAGCTTTTGAAATTGACTTACAAAAAGAGAGGTTATCTTCAAACAGTTTCGCCCCAGCTTTCGCAAGGATCCCACCAACTTCTTTTACATTACTAATAGTTTGAGTTTGGGCCATAATATTTTCCTTTATTTAATATAACGTTTTACGATTTCATCGGGAGTCATGCTTCCGACGCTCTTTTGTTTGCTTCCCGCGCCTTTCAGAGAACCAATCGGCTGAGGTGCTTGTATCCTTGGTTTTGCGGCTTGCTGTAAATACTGCTGGCCGCGAATTTCTGCTTGAACAAGATGGGCCGCAGCAATGTGTGGGGCCATATAGTAAAGGTCTTGTAACCTTCCTTCTTTGGCCAGTGCGTAAGTTGCGGCAGGAGCATTATCAATCTCAAACATCAGAGCCTCGATGTGGGGAGGCATCGCCTGAATGACCGCGTTGTTCTTACTAATGACGGCCTTTACATCTTGATTGCTATTGAGCAATTCAGACATGGTTTCGGCCATAATTTGCACTTGTTGCTGCCTGACCATGTTTTGCTCGTTTTGCAAATGGTCAATCTGCTGTTTTTTAGCTTGTTCCGCTAATTTTTGGTCTAAAGTGTAGCTTTGATCCGCCTTCATATAATCAATCACACTTTCGAAATGTCCCATTTCTGGAGCATTCGATGTGTTTGTATTCTGGCTTTTCAATTGCTGAATTTGCGCATCAAGAGAACGAATCCTTGCGCGTTGATTGTCGATATAACGATTTTTCTTATTCAACGCTTTTTTGATTGTTTTCATTTCCTTGGAAATGTCGCCGCCGTCATCGGCATCGTCGCCGTCTGTCTTTGGTTCTGTTTCGGAAATGTCTTGTTCGCTATCGTCTGTTTCGACTACGGAAATATCCGTATCTTCAGAAGCGTCCGCACTAGTGGCTAGTTGGCCATCAGTATCAATGTTAATCATTCTATCCTCTTTTATTTTCCCTGTCAATTATTTGGCAGAGATTAGGCAATGGCCCAATTTTAGAGCAGCTAATCAATGTCTGGTTCGCCGCTAATCTGGTTGAAAGAATTTTCTTCAATTTGCTGTGCTCTGGCTTGAGCGTTCAAAATCATTTCCCGCTCTTTTAGCTGAAGCTCAGCTATTTTGATTTCTAACTCTTTTTCTTTGATTTCGAGTTCGCGCTGCTTTATTGCCGTGTCGCTCATGCCTTCGCGCTCTTGAAGCTGGAGCTTCATGACCTCAAGCTCAGCTTTTGCCTTTTCAGCTTCTGCCTTTAGCTGGCTATCCATTGACTTTATTTGCAGCTCGCCTTGCTTGTTGTCCAGTTGCTGCTTAACGGCTTGCATTTCTGCACCGATAGCCTGAACTGATTGCTTCAATTGTTCGTTTTCTTGCTTCAAAGCCATAACAGCGGGGTCTTCGGCTTCCTCTTCCAACAAGTGAGGGGGAACAAGTTTTTTCATGCGCTCGGAAAGTGCTTGTGCGCCTGGGAAGTCCATAAACTTAAACATCAAGTCACCAGCGACCTCAATAAGTTGGGGCTGCGACTGTATGACCTGCTGGAAGAACTCGGCTGCTTCTTCGCGCATGGTTGCGTAGGATGCTCCCGTGGTCACTGAAACGTTATATTTACCTTCAGCAAGGAAAAACGAACGCTCTTGCCCTTCAACTAAGGCCCCATTGATGCCAACTTCTTCACTCGATTCTTCTTTTCCAACAATCCGGATTATTTCAGGCTCGGAGTGAATAACGGGAATGGCTGAAACAAGTATCCGGCCCACATGGGTAATAGAACGAACGAGGTTATCTCCAAAGTGATAAACGGCGCGGTCCCCTTCCATCTTGCGCTGCTTAATAGCCACGCCGGAGGTTTCGTTTGATCTTTGGCCGATGAAAGCATTGTAAAGCCCCAGCGTGGACTTGATGTCCTCTGAAGCCCTTTGCATAGCATTAACAATGCCTGAAGGGATTTGTGGCCCGGGGTTAATTTGTGGAGCAGGGGCAGGGTTTCCTCTAGCGTCTGTTTGGTCGTACCGCAAAACAATTGCATTGTCTGGGTCTTTGTAATCTTCTGCATAGGCTTCTGTTGTCCCTCCGACAGCTATAACAGTCGCTTTGGGAGACTTCATAAGCAATTCGGCTTCGGTTGAAGCCCAGAAATTATATCGGCGTTGTGGGTCTTTGGCTTTACGAATCAGGGAGTGCAGACAACGCTTTCCATCTCTCCAAGCTTCTTCGCCATACACAGGGACCAGAGGGATGTATTTCCCGGGGAATGTCGTTTCTTTGAGAACATCCTCTCCTGAGAGGTGATAGCGTTTAACAACGCTCCTGACCACCTCCCGAACTTCAGAATATTTTTCACCCTCGGCAACTTCAACAACAGAGCCATCTTCAAGCTTGGCTATATTGATTAACTCTTCTTCGATTTCAAAATATTCGCAGAGTGTTATTTTTTCTTTGTCGTCTCCGATAGAACTTTTCGTCTGAAACGATACGGGGGCAAACCCTTTATATTTCTTTTCAAATTCTTCTTTGCTGATTTCTTCTAAAACCCAACCGCATTTAGCGTCTGATCCATCAGGGGCAACGCTAGCAGGGTCAATCATCACGCTAAACGGATTTACGACCCGTTCAATGTATAGTTCCTGCGCAAAGGATTCATCGTCTTTGTATCTATGGTCAACTCGAAGAAACCCGATTGATCCTTTTATTGCAGAATTTACCGCATAATCATAGGCATCATCCCCATTTGAGGACTGTTCAATATCTCTGATTTTACCTTGGAATATTTCCGCCGTTTCTATGTCCGCGCCACCAGAATGCGGGATGACGTTAATGCTAGGAGTATTCATGCGGATGTCGTTTGACACCTGATTGACGAACTGCGTTAGCTGGTCAATTTGCAGAGCTGGTTTGTTTCGCCGTTTCCGCGCCTCAAATGATTTTTGGTCCCATTGCGCCCCTTCACTGTCGGAAAGAAAATACAAATCTTCTTTCCCAGCCTCATAGATACTGGACCAATGGGAATCAGCTTCCTCATGGCCTTTTTTTGCTCGCTCGATTAAATCAGACAAGTTTTTCGCCAATACAACGGAAAATCTGGCCTATCAGGCATGGGGTGCAATTGGTAAAGACCAAAGGTTAATAACGATATTCACATTTTTTCAGAAAAATCAATCGCAAAGTGTTTATTTATCCCATCCAGCCAACACGCTTATTTGCTTGGGCGTAGGGGTCCGCTTTTGAAGCAAGACCTGATTTTAGTTTTCCAGCGGCAATTGCGGCATATCTCGCAGAAGATGATGCGTGGCTTGACCAGTCGTGCCTTGGTTTAGACTTGAATATGCTTCTTTCCTCGTCCCATTCGTAACCGTAGTTTTCTAAGGCGTGCAGGCCGTCTTTTGTTTTTTCCAAGTCGAAAACGGAGTAGGACAATGTTTGGCGAAGCAACTCAATGGCGGGCATGATGTCAATTTCGCGCTGCAACACTGTGTTTTGCACGCCAAGCAAGGTGAGTTGGTTTGCTACACTATCCCCGCGAATGTTTCCATGCGCCCCGTCATGGGGAAGGAAGTGGCCGAAACGTGCGTAATTATATGTTTTGTCTTTAATTATTTTGGCGTAGTGATCCAGCTGCTCTCCGCTGTTTTCGTAGTATTCAAGCCATCTCAGTTCTCGGCCAACATATTGAAGCCACCAAATTGATGTAGCGTCCCCGAAACCCAAATCCCAAGCTGTAAAAACCTCGCATGACGGGTCATACGGTACTTTCGTAATCCGCCCTTCTTCTCTGGCTTTGGCTATCTGCTTGGCATATACAGCACCAGAGCGGCGCGTGTCCGGCTGCCCTTCCCAAATGTGCAAATAGGCATCTGGGTCTTGCGCCTCCAATTTCCTGCGCTCAGCATCGAGGACAGCGGGAAAAAACGGGTTGTCTCGCCAAGAAACACAAACTGAGACTAAATCATCCCCTGAATATGCAACAAACCTTTGATAGGTCGGGTCAGTTAAGTTTTTAGGGTTAAAAGAAACCCATATTTCCGAGCCATCTTTCCGGATTGTCGGTATTAGAATTTCCCAAGAGTTATGGGACACGTTTTGGGCTTCTTCTACCCAACAAATATCCGCGCCTTCAAGTGATTTAAGGTCAGTCGTGTTGTGCTTTAACCCCCGAAACTTAAACTCAGTGCCGTTTTTACCCCGAATAACGTCCCTCTGGACCTCATAAAAATCAGACAAGCCATGTTCTAAAATCAAATCAGACAAAAGGGCATGAACGCTGTCGGATATAGATTTCTGAATTTCACGGGCGCAAATGATCCTCAAGGGTTTTTGCATCCCCATGACAAGCAAAGTCCTTGCGATTGCGTGTGATTTTGCCCCGCCCCTGCCGCCATACATGACTTTGTAACGCTTGGGAGAGAAAAGGAACTTAAACTTTTCTGGTATCTGGATTCGCATTAACAAATTCAACGATCATGTTTGTAGGCTGCCCGTCTTTTCCGAGGAGCTGGCTTTCCTGCTTGATGGTTTCTTTCCATTGCGCCCGTGTTTTTAACCAAAATATGATTGAGCTTGTGTCATCGTTCATGCATTTCTGATACAGCCTTTGCGCAACTTGAGCATTTGCCTTTATCTCCGCCGTGTCCAATTCATATTCGTAATGCTTCCGCAGCGTTTTTGGATCAAGGCCAATAACTTTTGCAATATCCTCTTGCGGGATACCATAGCTTGACATAGCCTCGACTGTCTTTCTGGTTTTATCATCTGGAACGTGTGGCGGCCTTCCGCCTTTGTCTTTTTCTTCTACGGTCATTGTGTTTCCTCAAAAGTTTTTCCTGTTTCTGCGTGAACGGCTTTTTTGCCAGTGAAATCTTGCCATCTTTTTATAATAACATCGCAGTATTTAGGGTCTAGTTCCATTGTAAGGCTCCGGCGGCCTAGCTTCTCACACACGACCACGGACGTCCCGCTGCCGCCAAACGGCTCATAAACATACTCGCCGGGGTTTGTGTGATTGAGATAGGCCTTTTCGTAAAGAATGGCTGGCTTCTGCGTGGGGTGCGAAGTTTTTTCTTCTTTGCTGCCGCCCATGATGTGATTAGGGGGGGCCGCGTCCCAAATTGTCGTCTGCTTACGGTCGCCCTTCCAGTTATGATTCTGGCCCTTGCGGATTGCATACCAGCACGGCTCGTGCTTAAAGTGATAATCGCTGCGCCCCATAACCATAACTGACTTGTTCCAGATGATTTGTTGGCTTGGCTCAAAGCCCGCGTTGCGGAGGCTCTGCATCACAACATCCGTAAACGAACTAGCGTGCCAGACGTAAGCAACATTCCCCTGGAACAACGACCAGACCTCCGTCCAATCGGCCTTATCATCATTGTCCACAAGCATGGCGTTGCCTTTGCCAAGGGCCTTAGATCCTAAAGCTTTGTCGCGCCATGACTGGTCTAGTTTAACGCCATAAGGCGGGTCCGTTACCATGGTGTTAGGATTCTGCCCGTCCATAAGCTTCTCAACCGCATCAATGCTGGTAGAATCGCCGCACATAAGGCGGTGGTCTCCAAGCAACCAAATATCCCCGAGAACCGTTTTAGGAACTTCGGGGGCCTCTGGTACGTCATCCTCATCAGTTAGACCAACAACCTCCTCCAGCGGCTTCAGGGCCAGAATCTCGTCTCCACTAAATCCTGTAAGCGACAGATCAAACCCCAGCTCCTGAAGCTCGTCAAACTCAAGGGAAAGCATTTTCTCGTCCCAACCAGCATTCAAGGCGAGTTTGTTGTCCGCGATTATGTATGCTTTCTTTTGGGCTTCGGTCCAGCCAGTGACAACAACACAAGGAACTTCTTTGATTTTTAGCTTATTGGCTGCGAGTATCCTGCCGTGTCCAGCAATGATATTATTTTGCTGATCAACTATGATGGGATTGGTAAATCCAAACTCACGGATAGACGAAGCAATCTGGGTAACCTGTTCCTCGGAATGTGTGCGACTATTCCTTGCGTAAGGAATTAAATCCTTAACTTTTACGGTAATAGACGGGAAAAACTTTTTATCTTCGCCCATACAAGCCTCTACGTTCGTTTTGACTGTTCCGTGTATCATTTGACCTTTTTGACCTTTGACCGCATCAGGCGGCCACCACAGGCCCAAGAAACGCTATTTCAGGGATTTTATTTCTCTCTCAAGTTCCCTTAAATTGTATCTAGCCTCATAAATTTTAATAATCAAAAAAAGATTGGCAAAAAAATCAGGGACACTTTTAGGTTGCAATTTAAGGGCGGATTGCTCAAAAAGGTCTTTGTCAAAATCAAACCCTCTGCGCTGTATTACTTCAGCGGCGATTTTGTAAACATCTTGCTCTGAAAATTCCGATAATTCGCTTTTAATCATTTCTTCACTGGCTTTCCGCCGCCTTTTTTGCATCCCATGATTTCCCCCTGTGTTACCGTCCATTTTGTCTGATCTCCTTGGTTTTGTCAATTTCTCCGTTTTTGCGTTCCAGCTTCAGCATCATTTTTTGAGCGACTGCCCTAATACGTTCCGCCATCCTTGATACTTTTTTGCTATCTACCCCATTGCTATACTCGCAGCATAGGGCAGCAGCGTTTAGCCCGTCCAAGTATCCTTTTTCGTAATCTGTCATTTTATTTATCCTTTTGTCCTAGTTTGTAAAATAATCACGATTTCATTTCATCACGGCTAAAGGTTAGCAATTCCCGTGAAAGTTTGTGGAAACCCGCAAAAGTTTATCAGATATTTGATATAATCCTCGTGCTTTGAATCTGGTTTTAGATCGTAGGTAATCCAGTCGTTAACTTTTTCGAGCATATTTTTCGCGCAGATTTCCTTGTATGACAGTCCGTACCATTCAACTTTGTTCACTTTTCCCTCCGTAGGTGGCTGCGAGAAGCCCTTTGACTTTTTGGCTCAACTCATCTGATTTTCTTCCGTCTGATATTTCTTGCCGAGTTTTGATGCCGGATTCTGCGGCCTGTTGCTTTTGGTAATCCTTAATGACCCCGCCAAAGTAGCCAAACATGGGGTATCCCTCCGCCGCGTGTTGCTCTAGAGCGTGTTTGTACTCGGCGTAGGTTATTAGCCTTTCCGGCGGGTTTATAATCTTAATCAGGTCCGCAGGGCTTGGGATGTCGCTTGATTGCCGCATATAGGCACGCATAGCCTCACAAACCTGCTTTGCGGTGTAATCATGTAAAACAAATTCCCACGCCGTTATTGTGTTTTTAACATCGAGTTCTCGGCCATAATTTTTTTGTATTATCGCCATAACCGCCAAAGATTTGGCAATCTCGATTTTATCCGAGTCTGTCCATTTACCATCCATTTTGTAAAATATCCTCCAGTTGCTCTGTTACGTTTTTCTTTTTAGACTGTTTGTTTCCTTCGTATTTTCCTTCCATGATTTTAACAATTGATGATTCTTGTAGGACGAAATCCACGTCAGCAACCCATCCTGATTTGTTCTCGCCCCGCAGAAAATCGCTCTTTTCTATTTTTTGCAAAACAGTATCCCAACCCTCAAGTCCCCCAACGTCTTTCAGCCTAAGTGCCATTTTTGCTTTTCTTGCTTTGGTTATTTTTTGCGCGACTGGTAAACCTATTCGTTTTGCCAGATCGTTAAACTTTTCAAATGCCGTATGTACTTTATGTCTCTCCTCTGTCTCTGTCTCTGTCTCTGTCTCTGTCTCTGAGTAACAATTTCGTAACGGTTCTGTAACAGTTTCGTAACTATCTGTTTTTGCTTCTTTTATTTCTTCAAAAAACCCAGCCTTAATAATTTCACAAATTACAGATTTTATTAACTTTTCAGGTTGCCGTAACCGAAATGATATTTCTTCGTAACCAATCCGTAACAATCCCGTAACAGGTTCCTCATCCTCGCTGATAAGCAGCCAAAGCATTGGCAAAGTTGCCCTAGCATCTGCGCTCATGCGCTGGAAATTTATATCATCAATCAATCTTTTGTGGAGGCGTATCCACGGCGGGTTGCGGTCTTTGTAAGACTGATAACTACTCCAGTTTTTTGCCTTAAGCATTTTTCCCCCTAAACAGTAAGCTCTTTTTCCTTAGCTGGTCCGGCATGATAAACTCGCACTCCGCCAGTTTTAGCGCGAGTAACGATCTTGATCCCGTGAGTTTTGCCATATGTGAACGCGGCCCTGCGGACGGAATACACTTTTTCGGTCTTGATAAAAATTGAGTCTCCATAAGACTTAAGGGTTGTAAAATCGTATTTTCTTGGTCTGCCTGATCCGGCTGGTGGTATGATTTTATCGTTTGACATTTTAGCTCTCCTTTTGTGTGTGTTTTTGATGATATATATAAGCGGCTT